ACCGGCCGGCAGCGGCACGCCCATCAGCCGGGCGGGAGCGGATTCACCTCCTAACTGTTCCCGGCCTCCGGCACTGCCCCGTCTAGCCGCGCTTAGTGTGTTAATGTTGCCTTTAAACTACATCTTGCTTGGAAAAACATCGTGTTTTTTTCCAACTTTGAAATTAAGTTGTACTTTTTCTTGGTAAAAAGTGCATCTTGGTTCTAAATTGCCTTTACGTTTGTAACCGTTTCCGTAATTCTTTCATGTATTCAAACATTGTTGCGTATATATCAATCAATAAATCATCAGCACCAGTCTGCTCTGGAATAATATAGAATCTTTCAAGGTCTTTCTGTATTGCTATTTCAAGCATATCCATTTCATCTTCATCTCTCATACTTTTATCTCCCATGTTCATACCTCCTAAAGCGTCATTTAATCCACCAGCGCGTCATCAATCAGGTCGACCAGATCCTCCGGCAGGTCCACCATGTCCACGCGCAGCTCATCACAGATTTCCTCCTGAAGCGGGCAGTGTTCGCAGTCGTCACTCCTGCAGCACCGGATCGCTTCCCGCAATTCCTGTTTTGTAATCATGCATACCTCCTGTAATTGTATTTCGTCTCTTCCTTGTTCAGAACAACATACCGCATTGTGGTGTCGAGCTTCTCATGGCCCAGCAGGTTCGCGACCTCCTGGATCGGCATCCCGTGCCTGGCCAGATCCGTCGCCAGTGTCCGGCGGAACTTGTGCGGGTGGACGTGATCCACACCGGCAGTCCGTCCGAGCTTCTTCAGCATCACCCTGACGCCGTTCGGCTGGATCCGTTCCTGACCGCGCATGCAGGCAAACAGTGCCGGGCTTGTGTCCGTTCTCTGCTTCAGGTATTCGGCCAGGAGCATTCCTGCAACGGGATCCAGGTACACCGTGCGGTCCTTGTTGCCTTTCCCGTGCACTACGCACTCCAGTGCCTCCAGGTCGACCATATCCCGGTCCAGTCCGCACATCTCGCTGATCCGGCAGCCGGTGGATCTTAGGAAATGAATAATCGCTCTGTTGCGGATCGACTCGCAGCACTGGTTCAGCTTTTCAAAGTCGATATCGCTGTAAGTTTTCTTCTGCTTCTTCGGCACCTTGATCACACCAACGTTTGTGATCGGGTTCTTCTCGATCAGGCCTTCCCGGAACAACCAGCTGAAGTAAGAGCTCAGCACGGTCCGGTTTCCCTCCAGGGTGGATTCCTGGATTCCGCGCTTCTTCTCCGCCGTCAGCCAGTCCCTGATGTGATAGACTGTCACCGACCGCGTCGTCGTGTTCACTGCCTTCATAAACCGGCTGATCACATAGACATACCGCTCGATCGTCTTCTGGCTCCGGCCCTGCACGTTCAGGCTGCTGACAAAGGACGCGAGCAGGTCGTCATCGTTCGCCGTCCAGCTGTCCGTCTTCAGTTCTTCAACCCGGAAGCCCTCCAGCACATCGCTCAGGATCGCCGTCAGCCTGTCCATGTCCGCCGCTGTCAGGTCCTCCGCAGCCCGGCTGCGCACCTGGTTCAAAAATGTCTGCTTTGCGTTTATCATATCGCTCACTCCTCTTTTTCAGCTCTTCCAGGATCCACTCATGCGGCGCGATCGCGAAGTACTCGACGATCGTGCTGCCGGTCACCCGGTTATAGGTGACGTGGTGCTTCCTGATCTGGCCCTCTTCGATCATCTCGTTGTACGCCTTCATCTTCTCCGGCGGGATCTTCACCGGCCAGTAGTCGACGCAAGGAATGAATGGTTTGACCTTTGTCATATGTCCTCCGATTCGACCCAGTCAACTACTTTCGCGTCGCCGATCATAATGATGATCCCGGGCTCGTCGCTGTACCGTTTCCGGACATCTTCGGCGCAGATCAGCGCGTCATCAGCCCAGAAGCCCATATCCGTCATGACGTCCTTCAGCATCTTGTTCAGGTTGTCGCAGTCCGGTCTGGTAATCTTGAACCTGGAACAACCAGGCGCATGCTTCTTCGCGCTCTTCGGATACGGAAACAGCCATTCAACATTCAGGAAGACAGCGCGGTCTTCGATCGGCTTCTCCGGAACGTATGGCAGCAGCGCGTCCCTGAGGATCGCCTCAGCTGCGGCGACGTTTTTCTTCTTGTAATGGTGGATGTATCCGCCGACAACCCGCTCGCCCTTCTGCTGGGCGGTCGCCGTTGGCGGGATCATCTTCAGCTTGAACTTCATCGGGTCACTCCTTTCAATGTCCTAAGCGCGGACAGGTGGACAGGGAGATCTTCGACCCTGTCCCCTGTTCCGCAGGACATTCTGTTAGGGACAGGACATATACCTATATAAACTGGAATGTCCCTTTTTGTCCCCTTCTCAGATGTCCTCTTCCCATTCCGCCATGTACCTCTTGATCGTCTTCTCAGAGACACCAAATTCGTCCGCGTACTGTTTGTACGTTTTTCGCTTTCCGTCGAACTGAATGTCTCTGTCCACAGCCTCATAGAACCGCGCTTTCATGTCTGCTTTCTTTGCCGTCTTCGCCAGGCTTCCCAGTTCCCGGCCGTTTTCCATGCTGCGCTCGTTTTCTTCCAGGTTCGCGTCGTCCAGGATCCCGTTCGCGTCCACCTCATGCAGCGGATAGCTGAAGAACAGGTTCACCGGCTCGATCCGTGGGAACTCCCGCAGCGTCGCTTCCATCCGCCACGCGGTGACCTTCTCGCCGTATTCCGACCGGATCTGTTCTTCCTTTTCCTTCGGGATCCGCAGCTCGATCATGTCCAGGAGCGCGTCGGCGTCCCGGGCGAAAACGCCGGAACCGGATGCCCGGTCCATGCTCGCCTTCGCTCCCTGGGCGCCCTTGCTGTGGTGGTGGGCGTAGATCACGCTGGCCCCGGCGTTCGCGATCCTGTCGATGGCGTTGGTAAACCGGATCACGGCCTCCGCGGCGTTCTCGTCGCCGATTCCCAGCTTGTATGTCGGATCCAGGATCACCGCGCTGTAATTCTTGCCCTTCATAGTCCGGGTGATCTGCGGGATCAGTTTGTCCAGCAGTTCCACCTTCCCGCGGAGGTGCACAATGTCGATGTTCTCCTGGTGCGGGCTCGTGATCTCCATCTTTTCGTATACGCGCTTCATCCGGTCGTCGAAGCTGGCCTCGTCCAGTTCCATGTTCAGGTAAAGCACTTTTCCCTGCCTGCACCTGAAACCGACCCACCGCCGGCCCTCGGCGATGGAGATCGCCAGCTCGACCAGGGCGAACGTCTTCCCGGCTTTGCTGGAGGATACCAGCAGCATTTTGTGCCCCTGCCGCAGGATGCCTTCGATCAGTTCCGGCTTCACCGGCGGCATATCGTCCCAGATGGCCTTCAGGTTCTGCACCTGCAGCGGCTCCACCATTTCGTCTTCGATATAGTGCTGCCATTCCACAAAGTCGCTCAGGCCCATGTCACGGTCCACGATGTACTGCAGCTTCTCCCCGCGCCGGAACCCGGGGAACCGGCTCAGGCGACTCGGATTCTTGTCCTGTGTATCAACGACCAGTCCATGCTTCCGGCATACGGTATAAAGGAAGTCCACCCGCTCCTGGTACTGCTTATAGTCCACCGCGCCGATATTCACGATCGCGTGAAGGCTTTTTCCTCCGGAATGGACCAATACCTTCACCGGCAGACGCAGGTCCTGGATGATCTGATACTGTGTATCAATGTCCTGTGTGTCGCTTTCAACAAGTGCGTAGCGGTAGCTGGTTACGTTTTTGTTGCTCCGGCCTTCACCGTCCATCGGGTTGAAACAGATCCAGACACCGGCAGCATCGATATAATCACCGAAGGTCAGCGTGATGTCATCCGGATGTTTCTTGATGCTGTCCAGCAGCTGCTTCGCCGTCCGTGAAGATGTCTTGCCGTATGGCTTCCACTTCCCGTCCTCGTCCTGGTATGCCGTCGTGATGTAGCAGACCTTTTCTTCCGGTTCAAAAAGTGCGCTGATATAATCGCTTGCCTCTTTCGCCGGGCTGAATGCGTCCTTTGTGGGCGGCGGGACCATCGGCTTCGTGTCTTCATTCTGCCATCCGCTGGTATCGATCGGCTCGCCGTCGAAGGTGATCACGTCGTCCCAGCTGTAGGTCCGTTTCCCGGCGGTCGGATCGTAGCCGTACTCGACGGCCATGTGGTACACCGTGCCCATGGTGACCTCCGTGCCGGCATAGTTGCCAAACGTCCGCCACTTCTTTTCACATTCGCCGGCATGGTACCGCGCCGGATCTGACGCGCTCCATTCCTCCCAGAGGGAGCAGGGCAGGCCCTCTTTGTGGAGGGCCGCCCCGATGTTCGTCCATTCCTGGTAATTGAGCGCGCTGCATGGAATATGCCGCAGCAGCTCCCGGGCCTCAATGATGTCCATCATCAGAACGACCCCTTCTTAAAAGCCTTCTTCGGCGCCTCCTCTTCCTTGTCGAAGAACTTCCGCAGCTTGTTGCTCTGGCGCGTCTGGCCGTCCCTGCCGGTGTACTCGTCCACGTAGATCTCGCAGCGTCCGCGCTCTCCGTCGCAGTGCAGCAGCTTCTTGAATTCCAGCTTGTCGCCGTGACTCCGGATCCCGATGGACCGCAGGAAGGAGCCGGCCTTCCACTCAAAGCCCTCCGCCAGGTAGATGTTCTCTACGACCAGGCTGGTGCCCAGCTCGCTGCCGTCCACCCGGAGGAACACCTTCGCCATATTGCAGGCCGGGATCTTGCTCCCGCCGTCGTACCATCCCTTTTCGACCTTGATCACTTCAAAAGGATATTTGCCGTCCGGCAGGATCACCGTCTCCTGCCCGCCGCGCTCCTGTTCCTCGGTCAGTTCCGTCACGTCGTCCCAGTCGTAGGTTTTCAGATTTTCAGTCGCCATAATTGTTTTCCTCTCTTTCTCCCTTAGAAGGGTAAGTCATGAATTTTGGTCAGGCACAGGCTCTTCACCTGGTCCCAGGCTTCGATCAGCACGTCCCGGATGAAGTCCAGGTCGTACTCGTTCACAGGTACCGAGAAGTCGTAGTATTCCTTATCCGCGACCACCGTGCGGATGATCGCCGGCTCTTCGACGTCCGCGTCGATCATCTTCGTCCACAGTTCGCCCAGGGCGACGTCCTTGTCCGGGTTATCGCTCCGCATCTCCGCGGGCCGGTTGGCCAGCTTATCGTGCCGGGTCTCCGGCACCTTGTCGACCTTCTTCACGGCCGGCTTCGGTGCTGGCTTTTCGACCGGCTTCTTTTCCGGGATCTCCTGAGCCTCCACCGGCTGCGCCTCGCCGAACAGATGCGCCACCTGCCCGTAGTCAAACGGCATCTCGTCCGGCAGCCCGAAGCGGTTCTTCGCGTCCCAGCAGGCGCTGTGATTCGCGTACATGACCCGCTTCTGTCCGCCGCGGCCCTTCATGGTCTTCCCGTCCGAATCCTTGACGATGTCCGTCTTGTAGTTCACGAACAGCAGCAGGTCCACCCATTCCTTGACCAGCGGCGCGATGTTCTTCTCGTTCAGCTTCAGCATGTACCGGTCGTAGCTTCCCATCTCGTCCGGCAGCTCGAACTTCCGGATCATGCTGTGGCACACCAGCACCACGTGGATCCCGCGCTGAGTGATCAGGTCGAGCAGTTCCAGGAGTACCTGCATCTTCTGCTTCGCGAACACATAGCCCTTGCCGTACCCCATGTCCTCGATGTTCTTCAGGCCTTTTTCTTCGCATACAGCCCGGAAGATATACTTTTCCAGCCAGTCCACTGTGTCGATCACGACCGTGCTGATCTCTTCCTGATGGCCGACCACATAGTTCAGCTGCTCCAGCACGTCGTTCAGGCTCTCCGGCGGGTCGAACCGCGCCACATCCATGTGCTTCGTGCTGCCCTCCGTGTCGATAAACACGGCGCCGGGGAACTTCGCGGCGAACGTGGTCTTTCCGACGCCCTCCGTCCCGTAGATCCCGACCTTGATGCCGGTCTTCACCGGCCCCCTGGTAATGGTCATCAAATCACCCCCGTCAGTTGCTTCAGGAAGAAGTAGTGCTGGTCAATCGTGTACATTGCCAGTTCCTTTTTGTCTTTCGCTGACAGTTCGCCATTAGGTACATCGGCGGATTCGGTCCCTATGCGAACCGGCTTGTTCCAATAGTTTTCGATATAGTCTTTACAGGCTGGAATGCTGTATGCGCTTCCCTTATCCTCCGGCAGTTCTCCTCTGTCGAGGATCGGCCGCAGCTTGATGTAAACGCCAATATTAGTGTTGTGGAGTTCCTCTGCAATCTGTTGTCTTGTGAGTCCTTTGTCCTGAAGCTCAAAGGCACGTTTAATCATCTCTCCGGTTGTCCTTGCCATTACTTGATCACCACGCTTTCCGTCTCTTCCAGGCTCGCGCCCGGGATCTCGTAGTCGTCCTTCAGCGCCTTCTTGATCTCATCCCGCCGCAGCTCCGGCTCTTTGAACCGCAGGAACCGCTCCGGCTCCTCCAGTGTCTGCAGGAAGCTGATCAGCTTCGGCTCGTCCGGAATGTTCACCCGCTGGCTGTGGGTCTGGTACACGTTGCACCGCGCGGTCTTCAGCTTCCCGCCGTCCAGTGCCTGCAGCAGCCACGTCTTGATGGCTTCGATCTTGCTGTCCAGTGCCTTCTTCCGGGCGTTCAGCTTGTCGGCCTCCGCCTTGACGGCATCCGCCTCCGCCTTCAGATCCTTCACCCACAGGGCCACGCCCTCCAGCTTCGCCTCGCGCTCCATCTGCAGCGCGGTCAGCGCCTCGCCGTCGAGGATCTCGCCGGTCTCCTGGTCCACGCAGTCCAGGATCGCCTGGTCAATTTCATAAAGTGCTCTCATTGTTCAATTTTCCTTTCTGTGGTATACTTACCACGCAATCCTTTCTTTACAGGCCGGTCGGATGTTCCAGCATCCGCCGGTTTTTCATATCCGACACAAATCTCGCTGAAGCTGTCCAGGCTCTTCCGGAGCACCGGCGCCGGCTGCGGGATGTCAATCGTGTACCTTACGACCGTTCCGTCGCTCATGGGCACCCGGATCACGTCCGGGTACTTGCTGCAGTCATGCTGCCAGATCCCGGTCACCTTCGGCAGCGGAAGGATGCGGACCGGTTTCTCGTTCACGGTTTCACCCCCAGGACTTCCATGATCTTCGGCAGGTCGCTCAGCAGCTGCAGCCACTCCTCGACGTTCATGCTGACCACTTCCTCCGGGCACGCGGAGGGGATCCAGTCCAGGTATTTGTTCCGCGGGTAATACTGGAAGTCGCCGATCTCCGTCTGGATGCCGGTCACCCGGTATTCCATTCCGCCGCGCATCAGCGGACCGTCCGCCGGGATCGCGTCCATGCTCACCGGCAGGACCTCGACCTTCTCCGGCTCTTCCGCCTCGATTCTGATCGGGCCGCTTACCTTCACGACCGGCGCTTCTTCCTTCGCCTTCGGTTTCCGTCCGCGCTTCTTGGGCGTCGGCTCTTCGATGTTCTTCAGTTCTTCAGCCATTTTTTCTTCTTTCTCCCTTCGTATTTTTCTCAGGTATTTCCATGTACAAATATGAACTCCGTCTTCCCGGTACACCCACAGATGCGGATACTGGACGTGAAACCTCTTGCCGCATACCGGGCAGTTGGTGACCATCAGATCACCTCCGCGAGATACCGCGTCTGGATCCATCCCTTGCTGGTCACGGCCCAGCCGTCGGCGATCCACCACACGTGAACCGCGCTCCCGTCGATCACCCAGTTCGTCCGCTCACCGTCGGCCCATTTCCGGCAGGCCACGCGCCCGCCGGCCGTGATCGTCATGTCCTTGTCCCACCACTTCGGCTCCTCGAAGACGATGAACCCGCAGTGCACCCAGCCGGTGCTGTATTCCAGGGACATGTCCACACAGTGCGCGTAGCCGTTCTTCGTCCTCCCGTCGATCTCGAGCCGGTACCCGGTCTCCAGGTATCCGATCACGTCCCCGCGCTTGCTGGGCGTCAGCCGGCAGTTCACGTACCCGTCCGGGCTGCACATGATCCACGCGGTGGTCGTGATCTCATCCGTCGCCGCCAGCACGCTGTTCAGCGCCACGCAGTAGGTCACCACGCCGATCACCAGGATCATCGCCAGGATCAGCAGCTGCTTCCGTCTGGTCATCAGATCCATCCTCCCTTTTTCAAAAAGTCGATCCTGAAGAATTTGCAATGAGTTCCGGACACGATGTAATTGCAGATCTCCCGGGGCCACTTGCCGTCCTTCGCGTACTTGATGATCACGCTCGGGTGCATCTTCACGATCGGCGCGATGGCCGCTGCCGGCACCAGCTCGTCATCCCGGTCCATCAGGGCCTGCACCGCGGGGCTGGGCGTATAGTCCATCATCTGAACCCCTCCTTCACTGTCTTCCATCGGCAGCCGTCACAGGCGCCGACGTACGCCTCGTGGTAGTTCCCGCACTTCAGGCACAGCTCGTTCACGCAGTCCAGCAGGTCGCTTTCCACTCCGGCCACATCGCCGGCAGTGATCACCAGTTCCCTGAATGTCGAGCTTGTGCAGTACGTCCTTCCGTCCTTCTTGCCTTCTGGCCATCCGGCGCCGGTAAGATCATTACCGAGGTTGTTGATCGCATCGCTGATCCGTCTGGTTAAGCTGTTCATGCTCTTCTCCTTTCTGTTACGTAATTACGTAACTTCGTCGGCAAAAAAAATGTTACGTGCTTCGTCCCACGTCAGGCGCAGGACTTCGATGATCCGCTCGATCTCGTCCCGGTCAAACTCGCTGCTCCCGCTGAGCTTCCGGTCGAACGTGGATCTGACGAATTTCGCCCGCTCGCAGAACTCTCCGATCGTCATGCCGTTCTCGACGATCTTCCCCTTCAGTACATTGGCCCGCATTTTCTCACCTCCATATATAGTATTGTTCGGTTACGCATTTCTGCAACCCATGGTATACGTTAAACTATATTCGAGGAATTGTCAAGCGGGTTTAAGAAAAAAATTTGCAATTTTGCGTAACAGTATGATACAATACGCCTGGACACATCAGGAGGTGGTAAACCATGACGATCGGCGATATCATCCGGCACAAGCGCAAAGAGCTGGATCTGACACAGGACGAGCTGGCGGAGCGGACCGGCGTAACCAAGGCCACCGTGTCCCGGTGGGAGAGCGGCGAGATCAAAAAGATCAAAGCGCCGATCGCCATGAGGCTCGCCGATGTGCTCGATCTGGATCCGATCCTGTTCGTCACTGGCCAGCAGATCATCTTCCCGGATGAGTATGAGGTGGTCAGCAAGTACAGGATGGCCGACGACGGCACCCGCGCTTCTGTCCGGAAACTGCTCGATATCAAAGGAGGAGAAGGAAAATGAAGGTATCTTTTTCAACACGATCAGACAGGACACGCATTGAAGATCTGGGGAAATACCTTGCCCGCAATCGTGATGCGATCCTGGTAAAACTCGAAGGTGATCCGGATCCGTCCATGGCATACCGACCCGGCCACGTATGCGGCATTGAAGAAGATGATCCTGGCGTCTTTAATGTCTATGTCGGAAGTCACCTGATCGGACAGTTGCCGAATGAAGCGATCAAATTTGCTGAAAGTGTGGAAATAGATCCGGCGCTCATGCCGGCGATCGTTGGAAAGGTTGAATCTGATGGATCTATCTACATTTATGTAGCTGAATGAGGTGATCACCATGATCTGCGTAAAATGCCGGAGATCTTTCCAGGATGACGCGCTTTTCTGCCCGTATTGTGGAAAAAAGCAGGCATCCGTTCCACGCTCACGCCGCCAGAAAAGCCGCGGCAATGGGACCGGCTGCGCGTACTGGGACCCTGTGCACAGGTACTGGGTCGCCCAGGTCGTGGACGGCTACCGCATGCCGAAGGACAAAACGAAGCGGATGATCGCAATCAAAAGAACGAAAAGCGGCTTCAAGCGCCGGGAGGACGCGCTGGCGTACTGCGCGACGATGAAGGCGGCAAAGGGTTGGCCCGTTGTCCAAAACATGACGCTGCAGGAAGTCTATGACGCCTGGGAGCCGTGGTACTCGCCCAGGGTGGATAAAGACACATTCGGATGCTACCGCGCCGCATTTGCGCATTTTAAGCCGCTGCACGACGTCAACGTGCGGGACATCTCCGCGGGAGATCTGCAAAAATGCCTGGACGACTGTCCGCGCGGTCACCGGACCCACCAGAACATGAAGTGCACCGCCGGCCTTCTCTGGGCCTACGCAGTCGACCACAACCTGGTCGACCGGGATGTCACAGGGAACCTGTACATCGGCAAAGGCGCCTCCGTGCAGCGCGAACCGCTGGACGACATGGAGATCGAGAAGATCCGGAAGCAGATCGGGCGTGATCGGTACGCTTCATATATCTACGCGCTGTGTTATCTTGGTTACAGGCCGGGTGAGATGCTCGAGATCAAGAAGGACCAGGTCATGGAGCATAATGGAAGTCTGTACATTGTCGAGGGGAAGAAGACGGACGCAGGCCGTGACCGGATCGTTCCTGTCCACAAGAACATCCGCAGCATCATCGAGCAGCAGCTGGCCACCGACGGGACAGACTACTTGTTCCCGATGCACGTCTATGATCGGAAGGGCGAGTTCAAAGGCTTCCGTCAGATGTCGGATAATTACTTCAATAAGTACGCCTTCCGGCCCCTGGCTGATCGCCTGGGCATCCCGAAGCAGAAGGTCCCCTATTCCGCCCGGCACTCGTTCAGCGACAAGCTGAAGAACGCGGAGGGCACCGATAAAGTGAAGGCTTCCCTGATCGGCCACTCAGACTACAGGTTCACTCAGCAGAAGTATCAAAGCACGAATATCGACGAGCTGCAGACCGCTATGGATTCGATAAAATGACCGCAAACACTCCACACGCTACCTGTCTATTACCGAGCTATTGCCGAGAGCAAACGTTGGAACCGTTGTAGATAAATAAGATGTGATTGTATGGGGTTCAAGAGGCCGGAGGTTCGAATCCTCTCACCCAGACACATGAAACCCGCGGAAAATAAAGGCTCCGCGGGTTTTTCGTATGTTCCCTGAAAATGCCAAAAATACCCCTGAAATACCCCTTTTTCTCGGTCTATTACCGAGCTATTACCGAGAGGCATATAACAAAAAAGAGCCCCCGGGATCGCTCCCAGGGGCTGATATTATTCTTCTGTTTCGTCAGGAGGTTCTTTTTCGATCGGTTCCTTCTTGACCTCCGGCAGTCCGGTCGCCAGACTCGTCAGCAGACTCAGGACACAGGCCGCTCCACTCACAGAGAGAGCACGGAGCCACTGTACCTCGTCCAGCGCAGCTCCTACCGCAATAAAGCCGATAAACGTCTGCGCGAACGTCCTCAGCGCACGGATCCCCGCAGCCAGAAGAAATTCTTTCCAGTTCCAATTCATCCTTGTCCTCCTCCGTTCTGTATCTGTTCGTGTTCGCTCTCATAGGCGGCCAGCTTGGTCGCCCGTTGGCTCATGTACTCACTCAGGGCAGTGATCTGGTCCCGCAGCCGGTCGTGGTCGTTCCCTGACACGAAGTGAACCAGCAGCGCCATCTGGGTGTTCAGTATATGTCCCATGTCATCGTTCTGAAGGTCGAAGCGCTTGTCGCCCAACCTCAGCCGGGCTTCCACTTTCGTCATCCTCCCTTCAAGGTCTTTCACCCGATCCCGGACGGAGATCTTCCGCCAGGCTTCCCAACCTTTGACCAGGGCAACCAGAACTCCCGACACGGCGACCAGAACTGCGACCACATAGACAACCGTGTCCCATGTAAATGCCGCATCGGGGAGTTTCACGTCAGGCATCAACCACCACTCCCTTCTGAATACTTATCGAGCTCCGCCCACGTGAGCGGGCCGCAGATCCCATCGACGACCAGTGGCGGGTGCTTCTTCTGGAAGCTCTTCACTGCGGCCAGCGTCTCGTTCCCGAAGGAGCCGTCCGCGCCGTACTTCGGCAGCTGCTCCCCGCAGGCCAGCAGCTCCGTCTGCATCAGGCGGACCTCCGGGCCTTTGTCGCCCTTCCGGAGGGTCGAATGCTTCGACGGCGTCGGCGTAGGCTCCGGATCAGGGCCGGGTTCCGGCTGCGGGACGTCACTGTAGTCCACGCCCTTCAGCTCTCCCCACTCGACCCATTTCTTGTCCGTGACCTTGCTCTCGATCACGCCCTTCTGGGTGCTGGCGGCCTCGATCACGCGCCCGTCGCCGATGTACAGGCCAATATGCGTCCGCTTACTGTTCCCGGACGGATGGACGAACACCGCCGTGCCGGTGAGAATCGGCGTCCCGTCCTCCTTGCATCCGGCCTTCATCTCGCCCTTGCTCTTGCAGTAGCTGAGCCAGATCCTGTTACTGGAGTGGCTGATCGCGCCGCCCAGTTGATCGAAGGCCCACCGGAACAGCCCGCTGCAGTCCGCGACATTGTGGCCGATCCACTTGTCGCCGTACATCGCGGCCATGTAGTAGTTGTCGCTCTTCGCCTCGGAGTTGTTCTTCCAGCCGGTGCCGTACTTGCTGACCATGTACGAAACCTTCTGCTTCTGCTTCGCAGCGGTCCACATGGTCCCCCACTGGCCCCAGATATACCCCCAGATGTTCTCGAGGGCGTAGAGGAACTTAGCGATCAGGTCGTTCGCGTTTATCATTCTTTTTTCGCCTCCTCCAGGGAAGTTTATCCGGGCAGATCATGATGAAGTTGATCACGAAAAAAGCGCCCATCACAGAGATGAGCGCCCAGGCGAGCGGCGTCATATTTTACCTCCAGATAGTAGTGTTGTTATGCGTTATACAGCAATATAACGTAGTTGTGGTTTCGTTAATATGACCATATAGTAGCCATTGATTGAATTAGTCAATGCTATATGTAATGCAGAAACGAATGTAATAATGGTATGCAACATTTGTGCTAAAATATACAATGAACTGACCATTATCATCAATATATCCAAATCCATATGCAACAGGAGTTCCACTATCATTAAACGCACACGCAGAACAAGCCGGAGTTGTATTTGACTTTGGTCTTTTACCGGATTCTATTGTGAATAGCGTGGCGTTTGTAAAACCTCCAGACCTATTACACAGTGATGTCCCAGTGATTGTAACTATGCCGTTTGATATGAACGCCTGTGTCTTTGTTAATTGAGCATCAGCCGAATTTGTAAGTCCAACTGTTTCCTTCGCAATCTTGCCGTTTAACGCACTAAGCTCACCGGTGATTTTGATCTGCGTCCAGTGTCCGGCGGTCCATGCTTCCGGCGATGAGATCGCCGTCGAGCACTTGTACAGGCTTCCGTCGTGCAGGCAGTAGTCGCCCACCGCGTAGGTCTCAGAAGAGTCATAATTCGCCGCCACGTTGGCCCGGACCCTGCCGGCCTCCGCGTCGATCAGGTCCATGTTGCCGTTGATGTCGCTGATATCGGCGTCGTCACTGTACGCCGGCTTGGTCAGCCCCAGGTTGGTTGTCGTGCTTGCCATTGTGATGCCCTCCTCACACAAACTTCACGAACCCGTCCAGCGCCTCGATCTCTCCGAGGGTGATGTCCGGGTTCCTGTCCAAAGAAACTTTGACCGGTTCCGCCTTGATCTCGCACTCCATCGCTCCGAGCTCTCCCATCGCCTTCTGGAACGAGGCGCGCTTCTCCGGGTCTTCGATGATGATCTGGCCGCCGTCGGTGACCTTCCCGCCGTGATCGGCGACCAGCTTCGCCTCTTCTTCCGCCTGGAAGTCGATGTTCTCCTGCAGCCGGTTCTTGAGATAGAAAAGGTCCAGGGCATCCTTGCCCCGGACCTTCTTTCTCAGCGCCGTCAGCGTTGTGTACGCTGCGATCACCTTTTGCTGTGTCGTCCTGATCCCTTCCATGTTCTCCTTCTCCTTTCAATCCCGTATTACGGGAAATAATAAACCGTACAGGGCACCCGCCCGGTCACGGCGTCGCAGCTGGCGCTCAGCTCGATCCGGTCGATCGTGAATGTCGCGCCGACGTCGTCCGTCACTTTGACGTACAGGGAACCGCCGTTTTTACAGAGATTGTTCGCCACGTGCCCGGAGCTGATGCTGATCGTCGTCGGGAAGCTGGTCAGGCTCATCCTCGCGGAGGAGAACGTGCACGGGCTTGAGAAGTCCGCGCTCTCCGACAGCGTCACCGTGAAGGCCACGCTGGAAGAGCCACCGCCCGTCGCCGTCGGGATGTGAATGCTCAGGTCGTACTGGTACCAGCTGGCCGTATCACCGAACGACAGCCCGCCGACGTTCTGCGACAGGATCATCCAGTTGGAGCTCTCGGTGATGATCGTCTCCGTGCCGGTGTACGCGATCAGCGCGTCGTAGTACGGCTTGATCAGTACCCAGTCGTGGACGCCGCTCATATCGGAGATGATCGAGGCCTCGCTCTCGTTCTTCTTCAGGACAACGATATCGTCTCTCGCCCACATATCTTTGCCGTTGACGTTGACCCGGCTGCCGCTCATGATGATGCCGGTGCCGTTGATGTGGACGTAGTTGCTCGCGTCCACGTCCAGGTCGATGTACCGGTTGCCGCTGACCTGCACGCCGGCGCTCGTGATCGTGATTCCGCTGATCTGCTCGTAGGCGTGCGCGCTGACGTAGGCCGCGATCGCGCTGGACGTCTGGTCGATCCGCGAGTAGTTCTGCAGCTGCCCGGCGGTCCACTGTTCCGCCGCCTGAACGATGCTGTCCGCGGTCTGGTAGGTCGTGGTCCGCGGGATGCACGCGCCGATCGCGCTCTCCGTGGCCGTTGTCGTGGCCACCGTGACGATGCTCTGGGCATCCTGGTACACGCTCGTCTGCGCGATGAACAGGCTGCCGGCGCTCGTCATGGACTGGCTCACGGCCTCCTGGACGATCGCCTCCGCGGTCTGCAGGCTGCTCGTCTTGTCGATCTTGCCGCCCTCCGCGGTGGTCGCCCGCTGCACTTCCTGGGCGATCAGCCCGGCCGTGATCGTGATCTCGGTCTTCAGCTGGTACAGGTCGTCATTGATCGTGGCGTTCGTCTCGACCAGTGCGCTGATCGCGCTCGCGTTCTGCTGGATCAGGGTCTGTGTATAGACTTCCACCGACCGGTCGCTGGTCTCGATCCACGCCGTGCCGTCCCATACAAAGGTCTGGGCGCCCAGCGCGTTGCTCCATGTGAAATTGTCCTTCAGCGTCTGCCATGTGTTCGCGCTGGCCTGCAGCCATGTGCCGAACATGTCCTGGCTCTTGATCCAGATATCGCCCAGCGTGATCGTGTGCAGGATCGTCGGGTCCGCCCAGCTGACGTATGTCGCCGCCTTCGCGTTCACCGCGGAAACCGCCGCGCTGATCGCCTGCGCCTGGACCTCCAGCGTCGCCGCAAAGTCCGACACCTGACCAGACAGGAGGTTGACCTGCGACTGTGAAGCCTTGAGCGCGATCGCCGCGGTGTTCTGCTCGATGGCGGTCCACATCTCGGTGTTGACCGTGGAGTCGAACAGCGTCTTCCATACCTGCCCTGTCCACGTGTACACCTTGTACGCGCCGAGGACCGACCCCCAGGTGCCCTCGTTCAGGATGTCTTCCCAGCTGTCGGTCTCGTAGTCTTCCCAGATGTGGTCGTCCAGCGGCTGCACCCAGATATCGCCCTGGACCAGTCCCTGGTGGCTCGGTTCCGTCGCGGAGTAGTAGATCGTCCCGTACCCGAGTTCGGAGATCCGGCTGGAGATGCTGGCGATCGTCTGCGTGATCGTGCTCCCGCTTTGCCAGGTGCCGATCGTCGACTGGATGTATGTGTTGGAGGACAGATCCAGCGCGTTGATCTTGCTGATCGTCGCCTCATTCGCGAACAGCTTGTCCACGTTGATGATGTTCGCGGTGATCATGTCCATCAGCGCATGGCTGGCGTAGATGTCCGTGGTATTCAGTTCGCTGGCCGTGATATCCGTCGCCGTGTAGATCGTCCGCCCGTCGGATGTGTGTCCCTCTTCCAGTTCCTCCGCGGTCGGCGTAATCTGCGTGGCCGTGACGTTGCCGTCCAGGTCCACGTCCAGTTTGTAGTAGTTATCGTTCGTCGCCTGGATGACCAGGTCGCCGATCGTCGCGCTGACGATCTGCGCGTAGTCCACCGCCAGGCGCGGGATGAAAAGCTTGTTCGCTACGCCTTCCTGGATGACCGCCTGCCCGAAGTAGGCGCTCTCCGCGTCCAGGTCTTTGACGTGGGCGTAGTTGATGTCCGCGACGGCGATCTGCGCGTTCACCACTTCCGCCGTCCCGATCTTCGCGTGGATGGCGCTGGCGGCGTTCGCGTCGATCTTGTCCGCGTTGATCGCGTTCGCCGCGATCTTCACGGCCGTCACCGCGCCGGCGGCAATCTTGTCGGCGTTGACCGCGCCGGCCGCGATCTTCTCCGCCGTGATGGCCAGCGCCGCGATCTTTTCAGCCAGGACAGCCCCGGCTGCAATCTTTTCAGCGGTCACCGCCCCGGCGTCGATCTTGTCCGCGGTCACCGCGCTGGCGGCGATCTTCCCGGCCACGATCGCGAAGGCCTGGATGTGCTCGGACATGATGGAGTTCGCGGCGATCTTCTCCGCCGTCACGGACTCCGCTGCCAGCTTAACGGTCGTAATGGATCCGGCCGCGATCTTCTCCGCGGTCACGGCGTTCGCCATGATCGCCTCCGCGGTGATCGCGTCCGCCGCGATCAGCTCCGCGATGATGCTCTTGCTGGCGATCAGGTCCGCCGTCAGGCTGTTCGTCTGGATCTCCCGGGCGGTGATCGCGCCTTCCATGATGGACGCGCCGCTCACCGATCCCGCGGCGATCGCCCGCCCGGTCACGCTGCCGTTCTGCAGGTTATACCCGGCGACCGTCGCCTTCTCTTTGTTGCTGCCGAACTTCGCGCTCTTGTAGCTCTCCGTCATCGGGTCCCAGGTGTACCCGGTCATCCGGATCAGCTCGCTGATCCCCAGCGGGCCATTCCGTACCTCCACCCAGTCCCCCGGCGCGGCGTTCTCCAGGTCCGCGTACTGCGCGTACTCCGCGGTGTCCGGCATGTGCACCCAGTCGAGCTCCAGGCTGACCTCCGCCATGTCGCACTTGTCGATCGTGAAGCGGTTGTTCGCCTGCTCCCGCATCCGGGTGTATACGTCGCTCTCGGTCAGCTCCGTCTCCGTGCCGTCCGAGTTCTTGACCTTCTCGCCGACCTTCAGGCCGGTGCTCAGCACCTCCGGCCGCACGAACGGGATCGTCCGCACGGTGTCGATGTGCTCCTCCGGCAGCAGCAGTGTGCTGCCGTCCTCGTTCTGCGCGGTCGGGTAGATCCGCGTCACGATGTCGCCGACGTCGCCGGTCCACTTGACCGTCTTCATGTTCGCCCCGTAGCGCACGCTGTAGCGCGGCACAGGGGAGCCTTCCGGCAGGATGAAAACGTCCAGGTCGTCCCGGATCATCCACCCGCCTGTGAGGCCCAGGAGGCCGTTTTTCGGGTCCAGGATCGCCGCCTGCGCGTTCTTCCAGCTCCACTTCGCGTCGATCGTGATGTCGGAGATGTTCGTGTACAGGTTGCCGGCGTAGCTTTCCTTCATCGCGCCGGCGATCAGCATCAGCGCGGTCATCGGATTCACGCCGACCACGTCACAGTCGCCCAGGATCGTCCGGCCCAGCTGATAGCTGACGTGCTCCGCGGATACCCGGATCAGCTGGCCGTTCTGCTCCTTCCGGATCTCGGTGATCACGAAGCTCTGCTCGCGGATCGTCCGTGCCGGCACGACACGGCTGCCGCTCTCGCCGGTGGCCGTAACGTCCGTGATCTTGACATATCCCTGCTTGCCGCTCAGGGTCGCGACCTCCATGTAGGTGTCGTTGAACCCCTGCACCCGCATGATGCTCGTTCCGTTTGCTAAGGTTTCGATCGTCTTTCCGGCGTCCTGGTATCCACTGGAGATCTGCGTCCAGTCTCCGCTCACCGACGGCGCCACGTCCGTCAGCGGCGGGATCGCGTGGCTCGCGGAATAGTTCTTGCCGCTGTAGCTGACCTTCGCGCCGGCGGTGTACCCGTTCGACGGCGACCATGCGTTGTACCATACCGACACCCACTTGGGCACCTGGCTGTACAGCGGCGTGCCGTCGGCGTTGCTGACCGTGTAGTAGCTGACCTCGCCCAGGGTGACCGCCGCCACGTACTGCTCCGGCACGGTGGCCCGCAGGATCTGGCCGTAGTCGAAGTCCGTGTACTTGCTCTGCGCCGGGACCACGATCTCCAGGTCATACTGTCCGTTATCCTGGAACGTGACGGTGCTCTCCTGCGGCTGCAGGCTGATCCCGTTCTTCGAGAAATCGGTCGTCCCTTTCGCGTAAAGCTGGATCACGTTCCATCACCTCGTTATAAGTACCGCCATCTGCCCTCGATGGTCAGCTTCGTTATGCTTCCCGTAAACTGGATCGTGTTGTTCCCGGGCGCCATGACCGGGAAATTCCCGGTGTACACGCCCATCTGCGGCGTGCCGCTGGCGTTCAGAACCCACTGCGTGTCGCTGTCGATCACCCAGCCACTCTCCGATCCCGTGATGCTGATGCTGTTGCTGCCGATCCGGATCGTCACGTTCCCGCTGCCGGTGATCGTGATCCGCGGACGGCTCTCGACGTCACCCGGGTTGCTGACCACCGTGCCACTCTCGGTCACCTCGACCGCGGTCTCGCTCTTCTGCTCCTTCAGCGGCTCGCAGTAGAACTGCACCTGGCCTTCCCACCAGCTGCTGTTCCGGGAGTGCTTCGTAAACGTCACGGCGTTGATCACCCGCGCCCGCTGCTTCAGGTTCTGCTGGCTGCTGAATGTCACATAGCCGTCGCCCCTCAGCCACTTCTCCGCCGCGCTCACATCCGCGGCGTTGTCGATGATCAGCGGGATCGTCTGGATATAACTGTTATAGATGTCCGCGCCTTCGGTCTGCGTCAGCTCGCCGGCGCGGCCGGGGATCACCACGTGGCTCACGCGCTCCTCCGGCCGCTGGATCTCCGGCATGCTCTGCAGGCGGATGCCCTTGGTCCGGCAGTCCACGCCGTTCCACTCAAACCAGTATTTCATGGCTGCCCTCCTTAACTGCCGTATCCGCTGCGCTGCCTCCGGTTGTGCCGGTCGATGCTGTCACACAGCGCGTCGATGTCCTGCCCGTTGTTCAGGTTGACGTTGCCGAAGTAGTTATTGCTGTTGTACGTGTAGCTCCTGTTTTCGCTGGCGGTCAGCACGCGCTCCCCGCGGTGCAGCATCGCCAGGTATCCGTCATACGGCACCCAGGGCAGGCCGTTGGCGTGCCCCTGGATAAAGCTGCCCTGCGGCTCCTGGATTACAGGCGTCACGTAGATCTTCATCGGGTTCCAGCTGTCCATCGCGTTCTGCAGCTGCTGCTGGGCATCCTCCGGCAGTTCCGGCCTGACAGGCAGTTCCGGCTCGTTTTCCTTGTTTCCTCCGCCGAACAGTGCGTTCCATTCGTTGTTCAGGTTGCTGATGTCGATATACGGCGTGCCGATCTCTCCGGTTTTGTTCTGTCCCGCAGCATCCAGAATCAAACCTCCCAGCGTTCCAAATGCTTCCGGCAGTTGCTTTGTGAAATAGTCGCTCCAGTTCTGCGCTGCCTGAGTTGCCGCCAGTTCAATCTCTTTTTTCCCGGCTTCGATGGCCCCGTCGATTCCTTCTCCGTGCTGCAACGCCTGTCCGGCAGCTGTCTTGTCCATGAACATGTATGGTGCTAGCGCAAACGCTCCCGCGGAATCATAAAGCGCCATGTTGAAAGCGCTCTGACCGATTCCTGATATCAGCCCGCTGACCCATGTC